AATTACAGGCAGCCCTTTTACGCTATGTATCCATTTACTTTTGTCGTTCGGGTCTGGCCTGGCTTGCCTAAAATCCTTTGGCATAAAACGGCGCACTTGCATATGCAACTCGCCAGCTTGGTTTATATAGTTATATTTTTTAATGATCATGCGAGGAAGCAACGCGATATCTATATCAGGAACTGCCTTGGCAATAACTGCCCCGCCCTCGGCCAGCTCGTGGTCAAAGAATTGGTTTGCATCTATTTTAACTGACAGGCTTCCTCGAGTTCCAAATCGCAATTCGGTTGCAGAGCTCAACCTTTTATTCGGCTCGCCCCAGCGTTCGCAAGCGGCGTCAGCAACTTCGTTTGAGCTAAAATTCATCTTCGCCCTTATCATTCCAAACGTCGTATGGATTTAAGCTTGTAAGGTCGTTTCTAGCGTTATTACGAGACCAGATATTGTTACAGCTAAAGCACTCGTATTCTTTAGAATACCCCAAATGTAAGAGCAGCTCGGTATCGCCTGATCCGCAAGCAGGACACTTTCTGCTATCGGTCATCATTAGAACGGGATCTCATCGTCAAGCTCATCAGATTTATCAGCAATCATTTTGAGCTCGGCAAATTTACCGATGCAACTGCGCAAAAACTGCGTCCATTCATCCCGAGACAAATATCTCAAATCGTATTTATTAAGGCTGTCTAAATACTCCCCGCCTAACGCTCCGGCATCGCGTAGCATTTGGTTTTCGCGCTCTGTCATATCATTCATCATCTTTTTGCCCCACGTCCTTCCACGTACCCGATAACGTCTCGTATTCGACAAAATCGTCTCCAATCATGGTTACTTGCCCAGCAACCAGCGGTGGCCGGTAGCGTTGGCTTTCGCAGCCAGCAAGCTGCGCAGGGATATCCAGCTTTTTATTAAATTTGGTGCATGTCCAAGCTGCATCTTTTGATGCTTCGCTATAGACACAACTGCGACAGTGCCGTTCTACTTTTTCACCATCATGGCAAACGGGACTAAACTCACACCATCTGCACTGGTAGAAGTCGGCACTTTCGTTAACGCGGTCAGGTATGGAAGTCTGCGAATAAATTATGCGTTTTGCATTATCTCTGTACTTCTCAGCCTCTAACTTATTGAAGTCTGTGCGCACTGCCGTCCATGCTCGACCGCCTGAACTGGCAACAACCAGCCAATGCCGCTTTCTCTTCCGATACAGCATATAAAGTTGGGCCTGCGCGTAGTATCCTTCGTTCCAATTGAACAGCGCGTTTTTCTCGCCGTGCTTATCAACAAGCTTTTCAAACGCTGCGAACTTTTTTTCAGACGTGCATTTGACCTCGCCGACGTGCCAGGTAGTAGGCGCCTGTTTCAGCCCCAATACCTCAAAATCCAGGTGTCCGGCAAAATGCCCGTCGAAATCTAAACACTCAATTTGTTCGCCTGTTTTAAGATCTCGATCAATAATTCTGAGGTCAGTGTCTTCACGTAAGGAATTAATCACGAGATCCTCAGTCCTATGACCATCTCGAAATAATTTTAGCGTCTTTGCCTTATGGGGTGGTGATTGTACAAAATGAAATCTGTAATAAATTCGTCGCTGGCAATCGCCTGCACCGCTCATTCCAAGATATCCGCGTTGTGAATTTTTAGCTTCTCGTTTTTCAAGTAAACTGTCTGCCGCTCGCAGATTCGGGTCTCCGCCGTCAAAAATTAAATTGACCATCGTTAATTCCGTCCATAAAAATAGGCGGCTGGCGTTATACCAGCCGCCGTGGTTTTAAGCCCAGGGTGACGTTGGAACAGCCGGTGCATCTGTTTGTGTGGTAACTTGCGATTGCACTGGTTGTTCTGCCGCCGGCGTTTGAGTTGATCCAAAAGGGCTGTATCCAACGATTTTGTTTTTGGCCGGCCAATCGCCTTGAGCCTCTTCCGTTTCAACTTTTACGTTTACACGCTTTGCAATTAGCTCATCACTGTCACCAATGCGTATAATGCCCAGCGCAACGCCGATCTGGTTAAGCTCTGCCTTTGCAATTTCCATTGCCTTAACGCTGGTTGAATGCCAAAGGTTCAAGTTTTGCCAAAGGTTTGTGCTGCCTAAATCAAATTGTATTTGTAAATAACTATCGCCGGCCCTTGAGACTTTTGCTTCAGCGGCAACGATGGTTGCCGGATACACCCCGTCTGCAAGCAGTGGAAAGTCTCTGCCGCCGCCAACATTTTGAGCATCAACCTCGTGATTAATTACTACCATTTTTTTGATCCTTAGTTTTTTTAATTTCTGTGACTATTGCGTCCCACTCAAAAGGCAATTCAGCCGGTATGTTGTAGCGACTTTTGGCAATAAAGCTTGGCTTTTCCTGGGTGTAGAGCACCCTCGAGCCATCACCAATTGCGATATTTTTGGTTTGCCCAAAGCCTTTGTCGATGGCTCGCGTGCTTGTAAAATAGTTGGCGAACCCCACGATATCGCAGAACTCCATACAAGTAGCTGCAACTTTCTTTTGAAGTTTAGGCATATATCTGTCGTAGCCCTCGGAAGCCGGATCTTCGTAACGTTTGAGCTCGGAGTGCGCGAGCATGATCACTGCCATACCCTTGTTCATCCGAAGTTTATTTAATTTTTCCAGTAGTGAACGAAAATGCATGTCGGCATATTCGTAGCCTTTGCCGTACCCGAAATCTTCAATTGAGGTTAGGCCTTTTGTTTTGTAATTCGGGTTTGTTTTACCCTCGGCAACTGTTTTCTCGAATACAAGCGGGGCCAGCCAATCCAAGGTATCTACAACAACCGTTTTAAATTTGTGTTCTTCGTTGATCAGCGTATCAAGTGCGGTATCGACGTCTTCAAAACTCTCTGCTTTTGAAAACCGCGCGCTACCGGCAACGTCCGCACCGTCCTCCGTTTGAATGAAAATTGGTTCATTTGCTTTAGAAGCAAAGGTAGTTTTACCAACCCCAGGTCTGCCGTAGACCATAATTCGAGGTGGCGCGAATGCCTGTCCCGTAAGTATATCTTTTAATGTTTTCACAATTCGTCTCCTCTAAGTCTCCTCGGCGCGGGGCAAAAAACTCCATTAACCGAGGAGACGATTAATTTTCAATTGGAATCTCCTGCCCCACTAAATCCTGAATCATTACTTGAACGCCAACCACGTCTTTTGACCAATACGCTCTGAAGTCATGTATTAAACTATCGTCTTCAATCACATTCTCGTTCTGTAGAAGGTCAAAGACTGCTTTCACGATGTTATCAATATCGCGCCTACGCTTATCTGGGCGCCCAACTGCCAGCTCCACGCTAATCGGCGTTGTAATAGTATTTATCTTTTGTTGCTCGGCCACATGTCTTCGTGCGTCTGCCGCCCATTCAGTGTATTTTTTAGTTTTGTATGTTCGGCCTCGAGCGTGACGCCAAAGCGCGTTAACGCTTGGCGGAAAAGGCAGTAATAAAATTTTCATACTGTTTCTTCCCTTAACAAAAATGCGTTTTGATGATCGTTTGCTAGAACTGCACCTCCGGTTACTTCGGATATAATTGCGTTCCATTTCGCAGTTGGTCGATTTATTCCGCGCGCCCAGTGGTAACATGCCGCTCGGGTGCAGCCGATGCGTTCAGCTGCTTTCTGGTGCGACAGATTTTGTTCAAGTAGCCAATCTTTAAACAACATTATTGCATCCGTAATAAAAATATATATGTGTAAGTTTTTCTTGCAATTATTAGTAATTTAATTATTAACTGATTTATATATCTATTTTGAAAGCGTAGGATGATCTACAAAAATGAGTATTCAGAATGGAACACTTAACCTAACAGGAGAATAAAATGAGTTTTGCATACGAACATTCCCCAGATTGGCAAGAAGCATATGAACGGGACAATGAGGTAAAAAATAACAAATCAGTGAAAATAAAAGAACGTTCGTCACAGTTTGAGAGGAGCAACAAACCTTACGCAAAATTTATAAAAGATAATAATGAAAGTCCGTATTTTACTTTAACGCGAGCGTTGTGCCAAAATCAGCTCCGCCATTTTTTAGCTAACGAAGATAGAGCAAAAACCAAAATTCGGCGTTTTTTTGACAGTAGTTTTCAAAACTATTTTTTAGGCGCCATTTTAGTTGAACATCAGCTAAGTTCAAAAAATGGCACTGTAACAACATTCGGCATCCCGCAAGCTGTTCTTATAGAGTTAATGAAAGGTTCTTTATCAAGCAAGCGACGCGCGATATCTACCGCTGAAGCGGATGGCTACATTTATATAAGAGAACGCACACTACATAGAAATCAAAAAAAAGTGTTTGCTACTGAAGCTACTATTAATGATTTTGTAGCTCGCGCATTTGAATACCATAACGTTGCGGCAGAAAACGGCCTGCGCTGTAGCACAAATAATTGGGACAAAGCACACAATGCGCATGCTGTATTGCTTGAAACAGGAAAAGCCAAAATTGAGGCGTTTTTTAATACTTTTAACTTTATTGGTGGCGTAAAAAATGGAAAATAATATTTTTCTGTTAGCGCGAGCGCAAGGCATTACTATGTCGGGACTTGCAGAGCGCGTTAACATGGCAGCGCCCACTTTGCGGCGCTACGCTCGCCAGGAGTCTCAGCCAAAGCC